CTGATGAACGAACTTTATATACCGTTCGTACACCAGAAGAAGCTTTCATATCTACTTCATGAGGTAATCCTCCTAAGAAGTCATCAGGCAAAATGTCATCACCTTTTTCTTCAGTGATATACTCTTCTTTCTTATTATATATTTTCCAAGCAAGAGCGAATGCCATCTCATCATCCATCCCATCTGCTTTAAATTTCTTGACTGTGTCTGCCATTCCTGGAGGAGCTTCTTCGTATCTAGTCTTACGATTAAGTATCTTTTCAAACTCACGATGATTTAATTTAAAATGATCAGCAGCGATGTCTTGTATTTTCTTTTTACTTAAGCCTCTTGAGATTACATCAGGATCTTTTCTTAAATGCTTAATCATAAGCAAAGCACCTTTATATTTGTCTTGATGTGCAATTCTGTATATCATATGCTTGACCTTCTTTGGAAGAAGATCGATAATACGCATTTGTGTTGTCTCGTGAACTTGCTCTTTAAATTGTTGCATTAGTTATTTCTCATCCATTGTTTTGCTGCACTATTTTTTGGTAGTTGTTTAGACCACTTAGTAATATCACCTAACACCTTACGAATTAGACTTGGTGTTTTTTCTCTTACTGTATTATCTACTATAAAAAACATTGATTTACTAGGTTTAGGCCCAAATCCAGTAGTTACTGTGCCAAATGCTTTTATTAATTTAGGTATACCTTTATCTAATTCATTATATTTTTGTGTGACAAGTTCTGGTCCTATTGATCTATCACCTTGTTCACCACGCTCTTTGTCTGATGCTATTGAAACATCTAAAGGAACATTAACATAAACCATAGCACATTCATAACCAAGTGTCTCTAAAAATTTCTTTTGTTTTATTATTTTAGCCGCATTTGCAGCTGTACCATCGATAACAAGACCTAATCTACCAATTAAGGCATGTCTTTGCTTAGCTTGTGTATGTCTCTTTGCTACTGATCGTATAACACCACGTTCGAATTCTCTTTTAGGATCAAGAATAACTGCACCTTTATCATCAGTCAAGCCTGCCTCTTTCATATAACGTTCGAATTCTGTATCAGAATTGATTACTTTATATCCAAGTTGTGGTCCTAATGCCATCCAATCAGAGACAAAAGATTTGCCTGCGCCTGGAGCACCTGCCATAAAAACTGCCTTGAATATTGAAGGATCGTGTCTTCCTTCTGATAGATAAATCTTAAATGACTGCATGAAACCCTTATATAAATTACGATATAAGGGTATTTATAATAATTACAAATTCTTTATAATTTTATTTAAATTCTTAATTTTGCTGTACTTTTTAAGCTTTGTAAGTTTTGGAATAACATTATTTGTAATGTTTTCTGTTGAAACATAACCATAATAATCAAGTATAAGTATCATAGCCATGATATCGCCGAGCTCTTTTTCTAATTCGTGCACATTATCTTCATCATATGGGCCGAATCGGATTAATTTAGAGTTAGCTTGTATTACTTCCGCGCACTCTTCTGAGAGAATGGTTAATGTTTCTTTTACGTTCATTCATTTTTAGGGCCAATTATATAGTCCTGTTTATCCATAGCATCATCTAAGATACTTTTTAAAATATCGCCTGCCATTTCTGTAAATGCAGGCTCACCATGTGGGTCATCCATACTTGGATAATCTACCACTTCATAATCAAAATCTATAGACTTAGCATCCATATTTAATGATACTTTCATAAAACGAAATATCACATTATGGTATAGACCACCATCTAATCGTATATACCAATGATCAGTATCGAGATCTTGTTTATCTACAAATGTCCATTTTTTGAATGGTATTTCTTTTTTAACGGTCATTACGAATAAAGTCTAATTCGTATGCTGTACCTTGTACTGTAAAGTGTATTGTTGAGTGTGAATATTGTCTTTTAGCAGTTTTAGTTTTGCGCTGCTCAGTTCTACATACAATAGTAGTTGAACCATCACCTTTATTCTCTTCAGTCTTTGCACCGATAGCGCCACCGATAATTGCTCCTGGTAATCTACCATTCTCATCATCTATAACATCACCGAGTACAGCACCAAAAATTGCACCCCATATAGCGCCATCAACAACATCACCTGCCATTTGAGTTTCTTCACCACATACTTCAACATAGTATGGTTCAATAACTACGACATCATGATAATGATCTTTGACTACACCTGATCTGATGTTCTGTGCAGCTAATACTTGCATAGAAGCGACTAATAAAACACCAATAACGAAACCTTTTACTTTATATTTCCACATATACTACTCCTTTATTTAAAGTACTATTATAACATACTTTTAGCGCTTTGTACATAGTTTTTTTAAGCATTTTTACACCTCTTACTATTAGGGTGACGTTTACATCTGAATGTTCCATGGCTTAAATATTTTTTAGAGATAATATTTTTATTATGATCTCTTTTCCGTATAACATACGGTATTGGCGATTTACTCATTCATCCTCCACGTCAATTAAATACATTACTTCGGCTTCTCTAAACAAAGCTTCAGCAGCTTTTAGTGATTTATCCCATTCGGAATTATATATTTGAGGTCTCATAGCAACAACCTTTTTTATACCAACTTGAATAATGCCTTTAGCACATTCATTGCAAATAGGTAAACCATACACATATAATGTAGAATCTTTTAAAGAAACTCCATTAAGACTAGCATTATATATAGCATTCATCTCTGCATGTACAACTAATTCATACTTTCTTTCACGATCATTTAATCTATCTGATGAATCTTTAATACCTCTTGGGAAACCATTATATCCTTGTGATAATATTTGGCCTGCTTCACCAACAACTATAGCACCAACTTTAGTGCTTGGGTCCTTAGACCATGTAGATATTTCTTTTGCAAGATGGGTATATTTATTTCCCCATCCTTCTGCTGTTAATAAATTACTCATACTTAAAATCCTCAAATTGTGATATTTTTTTAGGTTGGTCATCTCTAACATTTAGAGTTTGAGCCGTATCCTCTACATCATATAATCTCATCTTCGATCTATCAATGCCAAGTACAAACTTTTTGTTTCCACCTGTAGGATCATTATACCTATTCTTTAATTGCTTAACCATTATTTGATTAAGGTTCTCTAGTTCTTCAGTAGATATAAGTGCAAACATGAGGTCAGCCGTAGCTGGTAAACCAAATGATTCACTTGTATCTTCTAGTCCCACATCAGATGATGCAAAACCTGAACGTGTGGTTTGTGTGGCTGTAACAATAGGTAAATTATATTCTACTGCTAAGCCACGCAATTCTTCTGCAATTGCTTTGACCATAATATATGAATTGATTGCACCACCCATAGATTTCATTCTTGATGATGCACATATATTTAGATAGTCTATGCAAATAAGATCAGGTGTGAAGTCACGCTTAATCTTTAATTCTTTTAATAGTGCTCTAAAGTGAATAGAACTTGCAGCTCCTGTAGGATATTCTTTCACAATAAGTTTACCAACACCTTTATCAGTAAGCTTATGCATTTTCTTATCGAACATATCCTTACTTAAATTCTCTAATTGGTCAATAGGCACATTCATTAGATTAGCGTCAATACGTTCTGCTATCCTTTCTTCTGCCATTTCCATAGTTATATATAAGACATTTTTCATTTGTGTTAGGGCACCAGCAGCGACATGACACATGAATAAAGACTTACCAACACCTGTACCTGCTAAGGCAACATTAAGAGACTTCTTAACGAGACCACCTTTGGTGATTGTGTTAAACTTTTCTAAGTCAAATGGTAAGTGTTCCTCTTGTCTATGATAGAATTCATAACGACCATCAGAATCATCTACATAATCGTGACCAACTCTCATATCAAAGTTAACACTTAATGCATCACTTAACACAGATGGCAATGCATTCTTATCTAATGTATCATGCTTGCCTTCAATAATATTAATAGAATCCATAATTGCTAAATAGATTGCTCTATCTTGACACCATTTCTCTGTCTTCTCAATTAACCATTCTTGTGTTTGTTCTGTATCTACCTTACTTAATTCAGGCATAAGAGCAAGAGAATCTGATGTAATCTTAGGATTATTCTTTAACTCAATAATTAGTGCATCTGCTGATGGCAACTTATTAAACTTATTAACGAAGTCAACGATTTCATTAAATACTGATCTGTGTGGGTCTTCAAAGTATATAGTTTTCAAATGAGGAATCACCGTTCTGGTGTAATCCTCATTGAACATTAAATTACGAAGAATTAATGTTTCAATTTGCACTCTTAATCATCTCCGCATGACCTACTTCATATTTAGTTTTAATATAATCTTTAAAATCTGTATTTGCAAATACTGGTCTCCAAAATTCTTCTTTTAATGTTTCACTTAATCGGACCTTTTTGTCTTCTACTTCACCAGTAGATTTATCGACTTTAGAATACCAACCATTTTGAGGTTTAACAACATAATTGCCTTCCATTGCTACATCTAATAAACCAGAATATATTTCAATACCACCTTCCCATGTAACACTAATAGGAATCTTAGACTTTTCTTTTACAAATCTAGATTTTTCTACATTAATAATCATATGATAACCTTGAATTTCTGTTCCCTTCTTTTCTTGCTGACGTCCGACGATCCAGATATTATCTGAGGAGTAGTAAATACCTGTGCCGCCGGAAACGACTGCTTTGGGAAATAAGCCTATTTCTTGATATGTATGGTTGACAGCTAACAATGGTATATCTCTCATTGTCAGATAAGGGGTTGTCATTCTAAATAAACCTTTAAGAGCTTTCGCTCTTGACATATCTGCTACTGACTTTTCATTCATAGCATCTTCTAGCTCTTTCTTAGAAGCTAGGTTACCGATAGAGTCAATCATAATAATGACTTTATCTTTTCGTTCAATATTTTCGAGCTGAGATATAAGATCAAACTTAAGCTCTTCTACATTTGTAATGGGACAATGTAGTACACGTGAAGTGTCTATACCAAACGATTTAAAATATTGTTGCGGTGAGCCAAACTCTGAATCATAGAATAACAAAACAGCATCTTCATATTTTTCTAAGTAGGCTGCGGCCATTAGCAATCCAAACGAAGTCTTAAAATGCTTCGATGGTCCTGCTAGCACTGTTAGTCCTGAAGTAAGTCCACCGTCAGGATCACCTGACAATGCAACGTTAATCATAGGTACC